AGATGTTTTTAATAATCAGATTATTGATCTGTTAGAGATATCTTATGATCCAGTAAAGGTAGATGCTCTAAAACAATCAATTGTCATTGCTGGCGGACTTTTTCCTAGTACTTTTCATCGCGAGCCGCCCAAGGATCGCGATATATTTATATTGAAAAATCATCTAAATGTTCAGGCATGGATTGATGACACCTGTTCTGTTCTAGAAAATTCTTCGAATTCCAACTATAGAATTGATATGTCTACCAATCCCCATGGGTATAGTTCAAGTGCTTTAAATACTAACAATATGCTAACCAAAATCATAAACGTTTATGATGCATGGAGAGCAGCAAAAATACAAATTATGTTTACAAATTATCAAACGAGAGAAGAGTTAATTGACCACTTTGACTTTACACATTGTAAAGCCAATTACCATAATGATAAATTCTACATTAGTCGCCTCGTGTATGACTGCATTCGCGACAAGATTCTTATATCAAATAAAGCTCCTGAATTATGGAGAAAGCAAAAGTTCTTAGATAAAGGTTATCTTTATAAAGAGGATATCACATTCGCTAAAACCTCTATTTTGAATAAACTACAAGAATACATGACAAAGCACGATTTGATCCCTCAAACATGAGACAAACAGCATTTGACACATATCGTATGTTTCTAACTCTCAAGAATCACTTTGAGAAAGAAACATACGATTATTTTAAATATAATGGAAAGACTTCTGTTTCTCTAGAAACCTTTCAATCACGTAAAGATTTATATAAATTTCAAAAACTATCTCGTATGATTTCTGAAAAAGAGATGCGCGATTTTATCGTAGCAAACTTGATTGAAGGCCGCAGATGGGTTGGTGATATCGCTACAGACGAGGGGATAGACTGCTATAATAAATTTCTAAAGCGAAAGCAATCTCTTACATATAGATTTACCAATGATTTAGACAATCTATTTTCAACAGAGATTCCTCAGGAAGTATTTAAGGCTAAAGAAGGAGAAGTTCCTACACTAGTAAAAGCTGTGCATCATGATCAGATATGTATAGAAACACTAACTATACTGGATACTTTTATAGGCTTTTCAAAAATATATGATGAAAAATATAAAGATATAGGAGTTATCTGGTCTAGTTGGAGTCTATTGATTAGAAAATATAGACCCTTTCTTGCGTATGATAAGAAAGCATTGAAGAACATACTCAAGGAAAAGATAGAGGAGTATGAGCATGGAGAAGAACAAGAAACGGGCAGACAGGCGCTTTCAAAAGCAGCGAATGCTGCGTAGAGCAGAGAGCATTGCTAGTACCATGTATCCTAACGTTGCTAATCGCTGGGAAGATTGGGAAAAATGGAAAGCGCAATGGGTAAGAAGACATGCTGATAATCTAAAGAAATGTTCTTGTTGGATGTGTTGTTCACCTAGAGAATTTGGTGAACCGACATTGCAAGAAAAAAAGTTTAGTCAACGTGAGAGATTTTGTGATGATGTTGACTAAATATGTATTGACAGAGTATAAAAACTCTGTTACTATACATAAGTTATATTATGATAATGTGGACAATACGACATACAACGTTTATATGGAGAAAATACAATGTCAAACTTCGCAACACTAAAAAAGACTTCTGGTGATCTTGAGCGTCTTAACAAGGCAATTGAACAGATCAATAATCCCACAACTGAACGCAAAGAAGATGAACGCTTCTGGAAGATAGAACGCGATAAGGCAGGCAATGGTTCTGCTGTTATTCGTTTTCTTCCTCCATCTGCTATTGATGGAGATGATGCACTTCCTTGGGTTCGCATTTGGGATCATGGATTCAAGTCTGCTAATGGTAAGTGGTATATTGAAAAGTCACTTACTTCTCTTGGCGACAAGAGTAAGGACCCTGTCAGTGAGTTCAATAGTTATCTTTGGAATCTTTCTGAAGATGAAAACTCTTGGTCTCGTAAGCAGGCAAAGAATCAGAAGCGCCGTCTAAGTTATATTTCAAATATAATGGTTATTTCTGACCCAAAGCATCCTGAAAATGAGGGTAAGGTTTTCCTATTCAAGTTCGGCAAGAAGATTTTTGATAAGATCACTGCTGCAATGAATCCTCAATTTGAAGGTGATGCTCCTGTAAATCCTTTTGATTTTTGGAAAGGCGCAAATTTCAAGTTGCGCATTCGTATGTTTGAAGGTTATCCAAACTATGAACTGTCTCAATTTGAAAATCTCTCTCCTCTTAGCAAGAATGATGCAGAGTTGGAAGCAACCTGGAAGAAGCAGTATTCGCTAAAGGAACTTGTTGATAGATCGCAATTTAAGTCATATCAAGACTTGAAGGCGCGTCTAGATGAAGTTCTTGCTGGTGATCCTGCTTATGAAGAATTCACTGGTGGTAAAAAGAAGTCTAATGTACAGACTTTTGAAAGACCTAACACACCGGCCTGGCCGCCGGCCAAGCCAGCTGTTAATGCAGAAAGTGATTCTATTCCATTTGAAACTGATGAAGATGATGAAGACTTGCAGGCATTTAAACGCCTTGCAATGTAATCATGAAGGGAGAGTTTCGGCTCTCCCTTTTTTTATACTATATTATATGCTCCATGGTCAAAATGACCACCTAGAGGATCACTATCTTTCATAAAGCGCGATGATGCAACCGCTCTTTTAAAACTTGATGTTTTAAAAATATCATTCGTCAAATCTAGCGTAGTTTCATATGAGTTTGGTAATTGTTGTGGAGTAGGTTCACTTTGTGCTGTCTGATTTGGCACAATTTGTTTTTGTTCTTGTTGAAGCGGTTGTTCTGCTTCAGTTGCTCTATCAACTGGTTGAAGATCATTGGCACTAATTTTCTGTCTTGCTTCGCCTCTTGCTTGATCTATCTTTACTTGGCCAGTATCAGGATCATACTTCATAGATTCTTTTTCAGAATTCATTGTAAAACGAACACGGCCGTCAGTTACAATTGTGTCATCGCGGCGCATTCTATCTTTATCAATAGCATATGCTGTTAGAGGTCCTTGGGCTTCTGTTTCGCCACCTAGAGCAAATGCTTGAACAGGCACTAATTCGTCTTCTTTCTTTTTCTCAGGTGTCGCTTGCTGTGGTGTTATAGAAGGCAATGATGTTGCTGTGCCCGATTGTGGTCTATCAGCAGGTCTAGATTCCTGCTGTGGCGCTGGTCGATTTTGCTGCTGTGGTGTTATAGAAGGCAATGATGTTGCTGTACCTGATGTATTAGACTGAGGTTTAGATGAAGGTTCTTCTCTATTACCAATACGTAAAGGAGATGCTTGAATAGCCTGTTCATAGAGTTTTTTCTGTTCTTCCGGCGAAGCTTCGGTAACTCTAGACTGAGGCGGAGATTGACGATTTTCTCTTGCTCTTGCTGCCTGTTCTTCTCTTTCTGCTTTAAATCTTTGAAAATCTGCTTGTGCTTGTCTGCGATATTCGGCATCTCTTCCCTGATTGAAATATGGATCTAATTCGTTTGACCTGTTACCTAATGAGCGACCTGATGCGCCCGTATAATGTATGGCGGCACCACCTGGCTTATCTGGACCGCCAATATGAAGAATCGAAGGATCAGCGCGGCCGCGGGTGTCGCCCATGTAATTAGCACCTATTCCTGCTCCAGGTATAACTGCGGCAAGATCGCGTACAGAATTTTTGACTCTTGCATCAGTATACGGAAGATACACTCTTTCATTTTTTTCATTTAGAGTAAAAAATCTACCATCAACTGCATTGCCTTCGTCATGTCTAGTGCTTCCTTTTCTAGGTCCTCCTGTACCTATGCGTGCCTGACCTCCAGATGTGGTTTCAAATCCTGAAATACCATTTTTGTGCATGGCATAATCTAGATATTCTTTTAATTCGGTCTTGATAGGTAATCTTCTTGTTCCAGCAGTTTTTATATGTTTCTCATCTACTCTTGAAGTAGTTGATATTTCTCCTTGTGGAAAAGAAGAAATTTGTTGTTGCGTTATATTTGGATTGGTTTTATACATCTGATTAAATTGAGATACACCTTTTTGTGTGTCTCCCTCACCCAATTTTAAAATAGCTTCATGAAATTTCTGCTTTTGACCAGGACTTAGTCTTTCATACTGTTCTGCGAATTTTGGATCAACGCCTTGAGGTAATTTAGGAAGCAATTTAGCAGCTACATTAGCGCGACCTTCGGATTCTTTTTCTTTTTCTAGTTGTTCTCTAATTTTATCTGGTGTAGCGCCTTCAGCTATTTGATTGCCAGATCCTTTAACGTAGTCTATGTTAATTTTACCTGTTGCTCTATCTAGTCCGTCCCATTGTCCAACTCCTACTTTAGCCGCTCCATACCATTGTTTCCATCCTTCGCGGCGAGCAACTTCAAGTGCATATTTAATAGTAGCAGCTTCATTTTTGGGATCACTAGGATCTAATCCTGTATCTTTTTGAAATCTTGCACCTACTCCGCCCATAGTATTTAATTGAAATGCTCCATATGATTTTTCTCGGGCATTAATGTTTACACCAAAAATACTACCTCCTCTTCGCGAACTGGGCGGACTATTTCCTTCAGAATTAGCAACTCTTAATGCTATTTCAGGATTTACACCTAGACGACCCGCTTCTCTTTTAATAAAAGAACTTCTTTCGTCTATACTAGTAAAAGATCCTGCGGGTTGATTGCGAGTTCTTGCTGTAATTTCTGCATCTGATACTTCAATTTTTGTAGAATTATATACTAATTTACCTGACGCATCGCTTATTCTTTGAATACCAGCCGATTTCAAATCAGTATCGGATAGGTCTTTCATAAATGCAACGCGAGGATCATCAGCAGCAATAGTGCCTTTCTTTAGTTGCTCAAATACTTCTTTTTGTTCTCTAGATAATTGAGCTTTTGCACCAGGATCAGAAATGCCAGGCGCAACACCTTCTAGATTTTTCATCCATGAAGGCTGTTGCTGTCTTCTTTCGCCTAATGTAGTA